GATATTGTTATAACACCTAAAAAACTGTCTTGGATAAACTTTGGAATGTCTGCAAGTGATTTATCTCTTATTGAGCAGTACAATGCAAGTATAAAAGATCTTTGTAATATTTATTCTGTACCTGCAGTTTTACTTAACAATACAGAATCTTCTACTTACAATAATGTTATAGAAGCAAAAAAAAGTTTGTATCAAAATGCAATCATACCTGAACTTAACAAAATTAAAGATGAACTTAATAGGTGGCTTGTACCTGGTTATGGTGAGAAACTTTACATAGATTTTGATTACACAAGTATTTCTGAAATGCAAGAGGAGATGGATAAAGTTGTAAGTCAAATGAGTCAATCTTGGTGGCTAACACCTAATGAGAAAAGACAAGCTATGAGTTATGGTGTTGAAGCAGAGAACGAAAAGTTAAATGATTACTATATTCCAATGAATCTTGTGCCACTTGGTGAAGAAGCTATTGAAGAAGATTTTAAGAGTGTAAAGATTGATTACAATGAACTTCTTGATGTAAAGCGACAAGTAAGGAGAGATGTTTATACTACTGCATCGGAAGCAAGAGCAAGAGCTGAACAAATAGGTTGTAATGGTATTCATTCACACGATGCTGATGGACAAACAATTTATATGCCATGTTCTTCGCATGATGATTACATGGATATAGTAGGTTCAGATGTTAAGTATTATCATGATGAAGATGAAGAAGATGACAAAGAATATATTGATAAACCAAAAAAACCAGGAAGTGCAGTTGAAACAGGATTAAGAAACAAAGTAAAAGACCATAACGAGAAAGTAGGTAATGACAGAACAAAGAGAACGACTTATAGAACTTTACAAACAGTATTTAATCGTGGTGTAGGTGCTTATAGAACAAATCCACAAAGTGTAAGACCAAGTGTGAGAAGTGAAGATCAATGGGCTTATGCAAGAGTAAATTCTTTTTTATATGTCCTTAGAAATGGAAAATTCAGATCTGGTAAACACGATACAGATTTACTTCCAAGTGGACACCCAATGTCAAGTAAGAAATCTTTAAAACAAGAAAGCTATAAAGATTATCCACAAGGTGCTACTAATAATGCAAAAAGAATGTTAGGTTGGATTGAGAAATATGGTCGTGATGTAGTCAGAGGTGGGACAGAGGTTGGACTTGCAAGAGCAAATCAACTTGCAAAGAGAGAACCAATATCTCTTGATACTGTTAAGAGAATCAATAGTTTTTTAGCAAGACATGAAGATAATGCTAAGATTGCAGAGCAATATAGAGATGAACCTTGGAAAGACAAAGGTTATGTAGCTTACAATATGTGGGGTGGTAAAGCTATGGTTTCTTGGGCAAAAAGGATTTCTCAAAATGCTGACTAAAAAATTCAAAAGAGATTATCATAAAGATTGGCTAAAACAATTAGATATTGTTGAAGCAAAACAAGATGCTAAATGGTCAAGATATTTTAAAAGTCAAAGTCAAGAAATAATAGATGAGTTTATTTCTTCAAACAAGCAAATACCTAATCTTCTATTTAAATTTAAAGAATCTGACATAACAAATCTATATGTAGAATTATATCAAGAGATTGGTAACAGAATGGCTAAATGGTATGCAAGTAATTTTGATAAGTATATAAAAAAAGATATAAGTAACGATTACCAAGAGATATGGAATGCAAAGTTTGCATATATAGGTAATCAAGTAGCAGGTGAAAGAGTAGTAAGTGTAGCAACGAATAGAAGAAAAGAGTTTCAAAGAACATTAAAAAGATTTATGCAAGATCCTAATTTTCAATCTATGAATGAAGCACAAGCAGGAAGAATACTTAGAAAAAAATTTAATGATATGTCTGTAAACAATGCAAAGAGAATAGTTAGAACAGAAAGTGTAAATGCTGCTAACTATGCAACAAATCAAAGTGCAGTAGATGTATTTGGTCAAGAAAACTTACAAAAAGAGTGGATTGCAACTTTAGATAATAGAGTTAGAATAGATCATATAGAAGCAAATGGACAAATTGTAGATATGGATAAAAACTTTTTAGTAGGTGGTGAAGAATTAGCATATCCAGGAGATA